TGTTATAACAAGTGGTGATACAGGCTCATTTATAACTAACTTACAGACATCCTCAATGTCAGTATTAACTTCAAGTTTTGCAATTACTGCTTCGTTTGCTGTATCTGCATCTCATGAAATTACTCATGAACTATCTTCAAGTTACGCAGAATCTGCAAGTTTTGCTGTAACTGCATCACATTTGTTAAATAACCCCCCAGCATTTCCATTTACTGGTGATGCTCAAATAACTGGTAGTTTAACTGTTTCTGGTAGTAGTACTTTAACAAATATAGGACCATTTTCCCAAACAGGTAACTCAACATTTGATGGTAATTTTTCTGAACCTGTAATTATTATTTCAGGTTCTCACAACTCTTTTTTTGGATCAAATACTATTGCTGATAAATTAAGGATAGGAGGAAACCCAGGAGAATCATTTACTTTTAAATACAATACGTCTACTTCTGCAATTGGTTTTACTTCTCCTATTTTACAAATTAGTGGATCTGGAGGTTCTAGTTCATTTAACCCCAATATAATATTAGGTAGTGCAGCCGCATTTGCTCCAATTATAGGTGATAATGTTATTGTTCCATTTAGTTTTTATGTAGGTTCTAGATTTACAAATCCTGATAATCAATCAAATACAAAAGGCGTATACCAATTTCTCGTTTCAGGATCTGATGGTAATGCTGGGGGTGGAGTTATTAGTTTAGGAAGAC